GTTCATTTTCCGTATTGATAGCAAGTTGTTAGCCATAATACGTCCATATCTCCGAGTTGTGTAACAGAATGAAATGTTTTTCCGACTACATGTTATTTGTCGAAACACACTCTGATCCGTCAATTGCGCTACAAGATTATTGTAACCTGTGCAACACTTAATGACTTCACTGTCCATGATGACCTTAAAAAGGTATCCATCTTTGTCATAAAGTTGATAGAGTTTGTTTAGGAAAACTTTAAATGCAAACAAAACTGATTCAATAAATGAAACAATTTTGTCAACCATCGTAGTCATTTTCATCAACAAATTGAATTTCCTCACCCAACTTGTACGGATGCCAGGTCTGACATTAAAGAACTCTCCAATGCAATCCCACACGTCGTCTGCCATGGTTTTTCCCTTATCTTCCATATCGCCCGCCATATTGGAGGACTGGAAAAGTTTGGTACAAAAACCTGTGACACGAGAGCCAAGTTCCTTTAACAGAACTGTGGGGATCACTTTGAGAACTATTGATGTCATAGCCATTGCGAATGTTCGCAAATCAGGATTAATGAGAACATGGCCAACTTGTAATAGGATGTCAACATATGCAACTAATCGCTCGTCCTTACGAACTACCAATTCTATTGCTCCTGCCAAACTTCCCACTTTGTCTGCATTATTCCCAATCTGTTTCATGCTCTTTGCAAAATCACTTCCAAGGATGGAAAAACCTGATCCTGTCCCAATAAAGGGGCCTGGATTAGGTTCCACACCTTCTTCAGTGAGATCACGAACCCAGCCATCATTTGCCGTCATTGCTGTTGGGACCACTGGTACTGGTCTAACGTTCCCTACATATGTTGTGAAGGGTACATTATCAATGACGCGATTAGGCAATCCGTTGAAAACCGACATTAACAGGTCATCCGCAATTGCTCGATAAACAACTCCTTTAACTTCTGTTTCACTTGGTCCTAAAACCACAAGTTTAAGATTTCCTAATGAATTCATCATTCTAGTAAGCAATTCTGCGGAATTGTAAGAACTATTATAGTTCTTTCTACCCAACAGATAATGCGGAATTTCG